AGCGCGACGAGGGCGTCGGCAGCGCGGCCGCTAGCCAGCTTATAGACATCGACGACATCATAAGTAGGATCGACGAAGACCCGACGCTCACGACCGGCGCGTGGGGATGGGCTACAAGGAGGCTTGCAATTACGCCGGCGGGCAGAGTTCAAGCGCTGCTAGACAGCGTGCAGTCGACACTAGCTCTAGACAGTCTGAAGGCCCTGAAGGCCACTGGGGCCACTATGGGCGCTCTGAACCAGTCCGAACTACAACTTTTAAAAGATGAATTGGTTAAAATTGATTTGTCGTCGGATCAAGCATTTATAAAAAGTCAGCTCGGCAAAGTTAGAGGCAGATATCGCCGAATTATGGGCGACCTTTACAGAGGCGCAAACGCCGATGACACCGCCAGACTTAACTCATTTTTAGGCGTCGACCAGAAGCCGTCGTGGGCTGGGGGTGCGTCTAGCAGCACGCCAGAACCGCCCAGCGATGAAGATCTCGACCGTCTTTACCCGCCAACAACTACCAATTAAGATAGGAGCATAATATGGCTTCCACCGCCGAGCAGTTACGAGACCAAGCACGCCAAGCGCACGCAGCAGGAGACGCTGCGGCGGCGGCGCGCTTTATGGAGCGCGCCAGAGAGGCATCTGCCTCTGCGTCCAGCATACCCGTTCCAGAGGGGTCCACGTTGCTAAAGCAATACGAGGACGGCGGATACATAACACAAAATCGCAAGACGCGGCAAATGCAGTACATAAATCCGAATAACGCTTATGTGACTGCCGATCAGGGCACTGTTACCAGTATCATACGTGAGCAGGGCAACGCTGGGAAAGTTGTCAAAGGCGAAATGTCTCGCGACGTAGTCGGCGAAGGCTTTACATCGATTGCCAGCATGTTTGGCAAGGGCCTGCCGTTTGCCCGAGGATATGTCGAGAAAGCTATGGCCGCCGTCAATCCCAACATAAGCGAGGAGACGATCAGGAACGCCATTGGCTCTCAAGAAGCGGAGCTGCCAGCGTTAACTGGCTTGGCTCGCACGGCGACCGGCGCGGCGGCCGTGGTCGGGTCTGGCGTAGACAGGTTGATAAGCTCGCCCAGCGCGCTAATGCGAACGCTACAAGGCGTCGGGGTCGGAACAGGATTAGGAGCCGCAGAGGGCGCCGTGGCTGGATACGGTGAGGGTGGGCTTCCAGAAGCCGCGCGCCAAGCCGAGACTGGCGCACAATTCGGAGCTGCCGGCGGACTATTGGCGCCCATAGCGGGCTCAATAGCGGGCGGAGTTGCTAGATTAAAGGCAGAAGCCCCCGTGCTGGCCGAGATAAACAAGATTGGGGCAAAGGGCGACGCACGCAGGATTATAAAAGACGCCGTAGAGGCAGACGGAGCTGGAGCTGTTTTAGCGGCATCCAGCCAAACTCCGTATGGCACAATCGCCACGCTCGGGCCAAATATGTCAAACCTGCTAGACGCCGTAGCCAACTCCCAAGGGAGAGGCGCTGCAATCGTTAGAACCAATCTCGGTGAAACCTCGCTGGGAGCTTCGCGCGATTTAACTAGGACAATAGACGAAGTCCTCGGTCTTCCGACTTCCGGCAAGACGGGGCAGAAAATAGCCATTATGGCGGATACTCGAGAGAATAGGAAAAAACTGTACGGCAGCGCATATGACGCGTCAATCACCCCCGGAGAAGATGCATCAGACAATGTTCTTGACCTCTACACTAGAGTAATACCGGAAGACCTTACCGGCGCCAGAAACTTGATGCAGCAAGAGGGCAGCGGGTTTGACTACATGGTGCCAACCCGCGTCAGCGAGGAACAGGCCAACAAGATACTCGCCAAGAATGCCGGCGTTGAGATTACATACGACGTTGATGGAAACTACATTGCCATGCGGACGCCGACAGTGGAAACGCTGGACTACGTCACCCGGCGCCTGCACAGCCGCGCTCAAGAGCTTAAAGTGTCTGGCGACCTTGAGGGGTATCGGTCCAAAACAGCTCTAGCGATCCAAATGCGCAACGCGCTGGACGAAGTAAGCCCAGACTATGCTGCGGCTCGGGCCGCCGGTAAGGATGCCATAGACCAAAAGATTGCCGCCGATTTGGGCACCGACTTACTTAGCACTAAAACCACCATGGAAGACGTGCAGATTGCGCTAGAGGCCATGGGGCCAGTCGAGCTAAAGCAGCTCAGAATTGCCCTACGCAATAGCATTGAAAACACTGCGGCCAACGCAAAAATCAACCCCAGAGCCACTAATTCTACGGAAGTCGTAGAGGCATTGGCTACTTTAAAATCTCTAAATACTAGAGCCGTGGCCACAAAATTGCGCATGGTTTTGGGTGAAGTTGGCTTTGAGAAAATGTCTCAACAAATTGCCAACACCAGCGACGCAATGTTAATGGAGGCCACTGTGGTTGCCGGGTCTCGCACGGCGATTAGGCAGCTTGTGCAAAAGAGATTTGAAGAAATTATCGGCCCTAGCGTTGGCGAACAAATTGGACAGAAGGGGCTGATTGGAGCAGTCACGTCCCCAGCCGTAGACGCCGCAGTGTCTGGAGGCTCCCAAGCCTCTCGGATTACAGCGGCGCAAGAACAGCTCGCGCCAGTGCTGTCTCGACGCATGACACCAGAAGACCTGATGCGTCAGGCTCTGGCTATGGAAAACGCCGCACCGGGTATTGCGCGGGCAAGAGAGGCAGGCGAAGCGCGCAGGAGCTTAATCACCGGCGGGATACTGGGCGGCACTATTGCCCAGCAACCCGCCGGCAGAGAAGCTCCGTTCCCGGGATTGAGCCTTCTCGGCCCCCGCTAACCGCTACTTCTTGGCAGCTTTTTTAGGCGCAGTCTTAGCGGGCTGCGCCCTTAACGTGTCTGCCGCAGCCTGATGCAGCTCCGCCGCCTGATCTTGTATGATCGTGGCCGCCCGCTCGCAGAACTTAAAAAGCGCCATAATATTTACCACGCGGTGCGGATTGTTGAGATTTCGCACGAGCTCTTTTGTGTTGTCGTCTAACATTGTAATTCCTCCATAGAATGTCACAAATACCATATAACATTTTTTTGCCTATGTGAACATTTAGTGCTTGCAAAGGTATGATGTTAACATTAGGGTAACTTATATAGAGAGACACAAACAAAGGGAACACGGATATGACAATGTTTAGCACATCCACAATCGCAGCCGAAGACATCACAATCCTTTGCGTATTGGACGCAGACGGCGAAACAGCGGTTGTTGAGTTTAAGACAAACGGTGCTTTCTTTATCGCTGACACATCCGACCTTGTAGAGTTTGGTGAGGTGTTTCAGATCACCAACACAAAGCGCATGAAGGCTGGCGCAACACCAGAAGAAAAAATCAACGTGGCACGCAAAGATTACTTTGGCACCGCATAACGCAACACGGGGAGCTTCGGCTCCCCACAGGCGCCTGCGTAAAGGGGTAACGACTTCCCGAAGTTATTACCCCTTTAAGAAGTGCCTAGAAATCAAGTTGGAGAAATAAAATGATTAAAGAAATTGAAGTAACTTTTGTGGCGGATCATTACGCGTTTGCTATTGTGCAGGACGACTACTCTCAGGCATACGTCCCAGCCTCAGTGATGAACACCTTGAAAAAAATCCGTGTGGGTAGCCGATACAAAGCTGGTCTCGTCGAAAATAAAAACAATGACCGCAGGCACGCGACACCGTGGTTTGTGACCTACATTCCCGAAGAAAAAGCGGACGAGGTCAACGCGTTTGAACCTCTTAAATATTTGTTTGACGAAGCTGAGGAAGTCGAAATTCGGCCGAGGAGGTATAATAAAACAGTTTCGGAAATCGTCAGGGACGCCGTCCCCTTAATGGAGGGAAAACCTTTTATCGTTGCAGAGCTGGCCAATATTTCTGGGGTAAGTAACAGCGAGGTCAGCACAGTCCTAAATAATATGTTTACTCTGGGCCAGATGTCATGCGCTAAAATATACAAGTCAGGCGGGCAAGCTAGATCCACGCAGACCGTGTGGTGTGACGATGTAAGCGAGCTGTTAAAATGAAAATAACCAAGCAAGATTACGTCATTCTCGCGACGACGCTGGCGCTGTGCGCCTTGCTGGTCGCGTGCACGCTTCCAGAAGCCTCTGAGAGCCACACAGACCGCCCTCAGGCGCGTCCAACACACTGGGAGGCACTCTGATGCCAAAACACACTAGGGCGTCTATTTTGGATACCGCCAAGGAGTATGTGACAAAGGATCGTGCGGCGACCCACGGTTCAATGGAAGACAACTTTTCCACCATTGCCGCTTACTGGAATATTCATCTTGGGGGCGATTTTGTTGACGCCGTCGACGTTGGCCTGATGATGGTCATGGTGAAATTATCAAGAGCAAAAATGAACAAAACGCACTTAGATAATTTTGTGGATTTGGCAGGATACAGCGCGTGCGCTGGGGAATTAGCAATGAAGGGAGACGACGATGACGACGCGAATTGAATGCCCCGAGTGTGACGGCGAGGGCACCGTCGAGCACGACCGGTTTCTGCCGGCCAGCCACGCAAATCCGTTCGGTGATTACGAAAGTTATAACATCGAGTGCGCCAACTGTGCGGGGTACGGAACTATTCTGGCAATGGAGGACGACGAATGACCCCGGTGGCAGCATATAACCGCAAGCATGTCAAGATCTTGGCCAAGGAGGGCCTGTCGCAAAAGGAAATCGCCGACAAGCTGAAAATTGCAACGTCAACAGTCCACCGGATTAAGCATGAGCTGGGCCTGACATTGGGGAGGAAGAGGAATGAATACGGACCAAGACACGAAATCTACCGAGAGGCTCGAAAAGATTTGCAAGAGGCTCGACAGGGTCTGCACAATAATCCTGACGGAGCCATCGACGCAGAGGAGGCCAAATTTGCAACAGAGATTACAGGAGCTGAGCTCGCTGCTCGATTTAATGAAATCCGCAATAGTCGATCTCCAGAAGCGCGACTAAAAGCAAATTTGCAATTTGCCACGACAAGGCACGAAAGAAACGAGATCATTTATGGTCACGTCTTGATGGAGTTTGAGAAGCTACAGCACAAACTAGGTAAACGCGGCCCGCTGCCGCCCAAGGAGCGCAAAGAGACGTACACGTCTGAAGTCTCGAGCCCTAAACCAAGCCTAAGCGCGCGCGTGTTAGCCGCAAAACGAAAGGAGTACGGGGCGAAGCAGGGCCTCAAGCTGCTGAGGCTGATGCCGTCGCACGACGGATATACGGCGGCGGAATTGGCGCTGCTGATCGACGAGAGCGTGCAGCGCGTGTCAAACTACCTCGACCGGCTGTTTAACGAGGGATCGCTGTATCGGGTGCGTATGCTGGTCACAATTAAAGACAAGACTAAGCGGCAGTGGCGGTGGGTCTACAGCAAGTCTCCAATCGAAACAAATTACAAGTGGGATTGATCGTTAAAAGATACCGGGAGATCATTTAGGTGCATTTTAAAGAGCCAAGTAATGCTCCGGTGTTACTTGGCTACTGATCAATCGAACGACGATAAAACTTTTTCCATCGTCTTATCGCTAAACCCTTCAAAACGAATATGTGTGGATGACGCCCGGATGATTGGGTCGTCTCCACGGCACCAAAATATCTTCTCGAACTCATTCTCCAGATCTATGGAGACAAAGGCGTAGATATCCGATCTATTACGTCCATAAGCCATTTTCGTATAAAACTGATAACAGTGGAAGCGCCGATATGTGGCCGTCTTGACCTGCAACGTCAGCAGTTTCTGTGTATACGTCTGTATATACGCGTCGTGCAGCGCAGCCTGCGCGAGCGTTGCAGTGTGGCCCGCAAGACTGAGGCGGGCCATGGCCATGTATTCTCCGGCCCGCCCCGCGCCGTTACTGGCCTTCTGGTCTTGCCTATTGGGCAACCGCCAGCCACTTGTGCGCTTCAAGCGTCTTCTCGGCCCTATGTGCCAGCCCGTGATATCCGCCGTTGACCCTCTTGCTGATCTTCTTGATCATGGGATCGGACACGCCTGCGTCCGCCATCTCGAACAATCCGTTTTGCTCGAAAAACCAAATCGCCGTATCCATGGCGTACTCGTTGGCGACTAGGTCTGGGTCTGTCATCACGTCCGGCAGCCCCATGTCCGACGCGAATTTGCGATACGAAAATTTGCCGGTGAGCTGTAAAAATCCGCGCCCAGCAAATAGGCTGCCGTCGCCGCTCGCCTCGTCTCCATTACCCATGCGGTTGGAATAGACATTGTTGGCCAGCTTGGCCGGGTTCTTGGAGTAGGGCTTGGCGCTCTCGACCGTCGGGAAGCGAGACGGCCACACGGCCATAATCCGCTCGGGCGTGCTGTAGTAGAGCCCCTCCGTCGTTCTGGTGAAGCCCGCACTCTCGTGGGCACATTGGCCGAGCAAGTGGGCGCCGCGCTCCGGTGACAGATCGTAATATTTAGCGATCGCTCGAGCCGTGTTCGGGCCATAGGACCCGTCGGGCGATACGTTAATCTTGGATTGCAGTAATTTCATTGCGTCGCTCATACTTTTTTCACTTTCTCAAAGCTGCGCATCCCGGCCAGACCCAACATGCCAGTCAGCACCGGCATCATAACCGACATCTCGGCCTGCGGAATTGCAAGACCAAATCCCGCCGCAATGGGCGAGATTAAAAAGTTCACGGCCAGACCCAGCACGCACACATAGCCACACAGTGGCCGCCACGACGCCTGAAACCAGTTTCCTTGGGCCTCGACCTTGTTGACCTCTATCTGCGCGAGTAGGGCGGCCTGCGCGTGCTGGTCCGCCATCGTGCTAAGCTCGTGGCTTAACTGAGCCGCTTTGTCTTTATCTTGCACAAATTTTCCGACGAGATCAGTCGCCGGTCCGATTAAAGCGCTTAATATGTTCATTTTTTCGTCTCCAGTGAAGCAAATCCAAAGAATGATCCGACAATACCCGCAACCGATACAAAGTACACACCCCCTATGGATGTGAGCGAGGAGGTGGCCTCACTGAGGCCGGCAAAAGACGTGGCGACGATTGCCGCAGGAAAAGACAAGAGGCCGCTCAAAGCAAACCAAACCATTTTGCGCTGCTGATCTCTCTTCGCGTCATCGTCCAAAATCCTCCTTCGTCTGTCGTCGTACTCGAGGGCGTCCCACTCGGACTTCTCGATTGTCCCGTTGCCGTTTCCGTCGGCCTTTTCAAATTCTGTCATCTTTTAAGCTCCTCGCATACTCGATAGCGTGCTGACGGTGGTGTGTTATTATGACTATATTATCTCCGTCCAATACAACATATTGGCCTAACCTATTCCGGTACAACCTCAAAACATTCCACCATTATTGTCCTTGCCGTCACCAACACCATCGCGTCGTCCCGAGCCATAGCGCACTCTCCAAGAGTAGAGTGCTGAGACAACTGGTAATACTTCAAATCGTTGTTGTAAAACTGCATCCAAATTAAAAAAAACATTACCATTTCCCCTGATATTTGCCGAGATAAAACAGCGCAGTGCCGACGCCAGCCGCAGCGATCATAAACACAACGGTCCCAATGATAAAGTTTATTGTATTGTCTAGCATTTCCTGTTTTTTGTAGGCTTCAGCCTTCCTGATTTTGCGCATCTCCCCCTCGATGGCGAGGACTTCCTCCCAAGCACTTGGCCCATAGGTCCATGATATATGGTCTTTTATTTCCTTTCTCATGGCCTGCATTTTCTTTTTCTGGGCGAAGATTTCGATCGCGTTCGCAGAATTGTCGGACATCATCTTATAAAAAGGAGGGTTCTTGGTTTTATCCTCTGCGTACTGAAAGTCTGAGAACGCAGAGCCCCACTTTGCGAGCGTGCCGCTCATTTCTTGAATGTCTTTTCCGGCGCTAATACCCTGCTTGAGGATATTAAAAGCGCTTGTGGCGAGCCCAACGGCCATGATGGGATCTATCATGCAAAAACAATCCTCGCTGGACAGTTGTAGTTTGGAGACACCCGGTACACTTTATCGTAAAAGCTCCCGTTTTTGCCACCCTCGCAATCATAATAGCAATATTTCATCAATTGGTTTGTACCGTCAGACCACGCGTGCCCCCACGACAAAAGAACCAGCGCGCAAATCACTTTCTAATACCGTTTTCTAATATGCGATCGATCTTGGCGTCTAGCCCATCAAGGCGGTTCATTACGCGGTCCATTTGCGCGAGGCTGTCCGACTTGGTGATGTATTCTTCGCGTGTCTTGTTGATTAATATCTGCAATCGAGTTATCTCACCGGTCCAAGATTTTACCCAGAAGCCGATCGCGGTGACAATAATAGACAGCAGGGCGCTCCACATAACATCCGGTTCCATTATCATTCCTCTATTAATGTCGCATTTTACCACACCATAAACAAAATTAAAACATTTGTGCAGGGGCTTGTGCCTACCCACACACGCTGTTAACACTGCGTTAGAACAGGAGGGCATCATGTCACGAGAATTGAAGCAAATCGGGCCACGGATACGCGAAGACGTCGCCGTGACGCTAAAAGAACACAGCCGAAACACGCGTATGAGCGTGTCATTGCTGGTCGAGATGGCCGTCATCGCAATGCTGGAAGAGGCGGGGCATGACATTGATCACGATTGGAATTGATCCCGGCTACCGCACCGGCGGCGTGGCGCTAATCGGCGAAGACTGGGCGGAGGTCCACGACATGCCAATTTATTCGGAGGGCGGCGTGGACGTGGCGGCGCTGATGGACATCATCAACAGCGCCGGTCCAGTTGGCCACATATTTATCGAGAAACAGCAGGCCATGCCGAAGCAGGGCGTCGTCTCAGTATTCAAGTTGGGCTTCGGCTACGCGCAGGCGTTGACCACCGTCGCGCTGTCTGGGCACCCGTACACCGAGGTGCGCCCCGCGCTGTGGAAGAAGTCAATGAACTTGCCGAAGGACAAGGACAGCGCTAGGCGATTGGCGCAGCAATGGTTCCCGCAACTAAGTGAAAAGATGCGGAGAAAGAAGGACGAACACCGTGCGGAGGCGCTATTGATCGCCGCCTACGGAAGCTACGGGAAGGGTAAGATATGAGTGACATTCCACAAGCGCGACAAATACTTCAGTCGGCGATTACAATGGGCGACATCCGCGACATGCGCGTGGGCATCGAAACTGCGCTAAAATACATGACGCGCGAGCCGTTTACTCGCAAGTCGCCAGTAAGGTCTGAGCGTATTACCAAGGAGATGGTAAATAGCGTTTTCCGGTGCGCACAGCAACACCCAAGCATGCCTATGCAGCAGATTGCAGAGCAATTTGGCGTAAACGTGGGGCGCGTGTCTGAAATTTTGCAGGGGGCACATAATGATAAACTTTGACATGACTAACGAGGAATACCACGCGCACACCGACGTGCTGTCAGCGTCGGGCACTAAGACAATCGCGTTCGATGACTTGGCCACATTCAAGTACGCCGAGCGCAAGGAGAGCGCCACGTTCGACGTGGGCACGGCCACACACACCCTCGTGCTACAGCCGGAGCTGGCCGACACGATATGGATGGGCGCGGCGGATCGGCGCGGATTGGCGTGGAAGAAGACCAAGCTCGAGGCGGAGGAGGCGGGCGCACTACTGCTCACCGAGGGCGACTACCTACTGGCACACGACATGGCGGAGGCCGTGCGCGCAAACCGGGCGGCGGCCGAGCTGCTCAGCGGTGACTTGGTGTGTGAGGCGTCAGTGTTTGCCAAGCACGAGCGCACCGGCATCGAGATCCGCTGCCGGCCAGACGGATGGCGCCGGGACATTGGCGCGTTGATAGACCTCAAGACAACTATCACCAGTGACCCCGCCGGGTTCTCCAAGCAGTGCGCCAATTTTGGCTACCACGTTCAAGATCAACATTATCGTATGACAATGGAGGCAGCCGGTTTCGAGATCGACCGCTTCGTATTTATTGCGGTGCAAAAGTCAAAGCCCCACCGCGTTGGGGTCTACGAATTGGATCACGACAGCCTCGTCGAGGGACGAGCTGCGTGCCAATACGCCTTCGAGAAATTCGCGAAGGCACAATCAACGGGTGAGTGGGGCTACAATTTTGGTGACTTGCAAACGATCCAGATCCCGCGCTATTCATTTACATTCAGCCAAATCGGCTAGGCAATCAACGTCAGGAGACACACATGCCAATATCATTCGGAAGCTCAGAGGGTTCTGGAAACTCATTGTTTATTCGTGCAAACCTACCACAGAACCGGTGGTGGGTGAAGACTGAAGCGGGAGACGAGACCATCGATATGTCTCGTGGCTTCGCAATGGACATTAAAAACGTCACATTCGGCTGGCTACATATCGACATCGGCTTGCGGGACTGGCAGCCGTGGCCGTCGCCATCCGAGCAGATTGCGCGCCCAAGTGAAAACCACAAGCAGGGCTTCGAGGTAAACTGCTGGCTCAGCGACGGCCGCGACGCGTCATTCAGTGGCAACTCGTACGGCTTGGGCCAGTTTATCGCCAAGCTGTACAACACGGCGGAGGAGGCGCCGGAGTTTGGTGACAAGCTGCCGGTGGTGCAAGTGACCACCACGACGCCGGTCGTGATCGGAAAGGGGACCAGCTACGATGTGGGTTTCAACATCCGCACTTGGATCGACAAGCCGGAGAACGGCGCCGAGCACCCCGCAGCGGCAGCGGCACCCGTAATGTCTCCAACACCAGCGGCACCAGCAGCGGACACAGAGTTCGGCTTCTAAACACAAAACAAGATGCCGCCCGCTACGGTGGGCGGCGCAACTAACAAAGGGGTGGGACCAATGAGTGAGAGATATTTTGACAAGGTAGCGGAGAGCGCCGTGACCGACGTGGCCACGGCAATCAAGGGAAGCCGCAACGAGATTTTAAACAAGGCCGCGTTCAGCTTGGGGCGTCACGCCCACATGGCGCCGGCCAACTTAGACAGCGCAATTGCGCAGCTACACTCGGCAGCCAAGACGCTGGGCCTACAAGACCACGAGATCAAGGCGACGATCGGCTCCGGCTTTAAGCGCGGCGGCGACAGCCCGAAGGAGCTCGATAACGCCGACGCGATGCCCTACACGCCGTCCGAGTTTGAGCGACTAATGGGTCGACTGGCCGCCAAGGAAATGCTGGTCAGAGACGACGAAAGCCGCAACGACAAGATGAAGAAGGCCCGAGACATCTGGGACCGTGGGGTCACAATCAGCCGCGACACCATAGACGCGGTGCGTCCCGCGCTACTCTACCTGAACAGTCGGGGCCTGAGAGCCAATACAGCGTCACACTCGGCGCGGTTTAGCCCGAATATATATGACGGGCCCGCAATTATGTTTCCGGCGCTCGATCCAGACGGGAACGTCTGCGGCGTGCAGTCGGTGCTGCTGACCCCGGAGGGCAAGAAGCGAGAGCACAACGGCATTACAAAATACAGTAGGGGCGTCATTTCTGGAAATGTAATGCGGATTGGCAATGAGCATGAGGGCGGCGTCATCATCATTACCGAGGGCCCAGAGGACGCGCTCAGCGTCTACCAGGCCGTCGGAGACGAGGCGACAATCGTGTGCACGTTTGGCAAGGCCGGCATGTCCACATATCCCGTGCCGCGTGCGTCCGACGTGACGATCTGCGCCGACCCAGATTTAGACGTGGAGGCGGTGGCCGAGGTGCTGAGAGGTGACGGCAGCACGGACGTGCACGTCGTGCGATTTGACTTGCAGGGCGTCGAGGGCGTCAAGGATGCCAACGACTTCCTGCGTGAGACGTCCGCCGAAAAATTGCGTGAAGTTCTGGCGTCGGCTCGGCCAGTCGCGGTCGTGCAGGCGGAGATTGCCAGCCTCGAGCGCAGCTACCCGACGCCATACGATCCAATCGACCCGGCAAGCATACCGGCGCGGCGATGGATCTATGGCCAGCACTACATCCGCTCCAACGTGTCAGTGTTGGCGTCAGCCGGCGGCGTGGGCAAGACGTCCATGCAAATCGTCGAGGCGCTGGCAATTTGCACCGGCCGGCCGCTGCTCGGTGAGATCGTGCACGAGACGTGCAACGTGTGGATCGTCAACCTAGAAGACCCGCTTGAGGAGCTACAGAGGCGTGTGGCGGCGGCCATGATGCACTACAAGGTCACGGCCGACGAAATCCGTGGCAAGTTATTCTTGGATGCGGGCCGCGACATAAACATAATATTCGCCAGACAGGACCGCGACGGCATCACCGTCGACGACGCGCTGGTCGACTACCTGACGGCCAAGATCATCGAGAACCGCATAGGTCTGGTCTCGATTGACCCGTGGGTCGCGGCTACTGGCATCAACGAGAACGACAACGTCGCAATGAACGCTGCAGTCGGGGCCGTGCGCGCCGTGTGTGACGTCACAGACTGTGCGGCGTCACTCGTGCACCACATCCGCAAGGGCAACGGCCAGGACGCCGACGTCGACAGCATACGTGGGGCCGGGAGCCTGCTCTCGGCAGCCCGGGCGGCGCGCGTCATCAATCGTGTATCACAGGATGATGCACTCAAGCTCGGCGTGTCCGAGACCGAGGCGTTAGGCATATTCCGGGTAGACGACGGCAAGTCGAATATGGCTCCACCGGCAGCGAAGGCGGTTTTCCGCCGAATGGTCGGCGTGCAGCTTCCCAACGGGGAGTATGTTGGCGTGGCCACGGAGTACACGATGCCCGACTTGTTTGACGGGATCAGCGCCAAGGACGCCATGAAGGTGCAGCGTGAAGTCGGGCAGTCAGCCGAGCGTGGCGAGTTCCTGCGCCAAAATCCGCAGGCCAAGCAGTGGGTGGGCAACGTGGTCGCCAAAGTGCTAGACTTAGACGTGGACAAGAAGCACGAGAAATCCAAGGTAAACGCCGTCGTGAAGAAGTGGATCCAAACCGACGTCCTGCGCATCGAGCGCGAGAAGGATCCGCGTCAGGGTCGCGACATACAGGTCGTGGTCGTCGGCGAGTGGATCACCGGCGACGAGGTGGGCGCAAGATGATAAAGAAATGCGAATATAAGACGTGCTGCAATTTCTTTACGCTCGGTCGGAAGACTAAATTTTGCAGTGCTCGTTGCAGCCTAAACGACGGGAAAGCTGCGTGGAAGCAGCGTAACCCCAAAAAAGTTAAAAAGTCAGAGCGCGCGCGCTTGAATAAGAAGTACAAAGACAGCGTAGAATTTAGAGAGAAATGCATCGAGAGGTCGAGTATAACGTATTACAACTTGACACAGGAACAACGCCGGCAGCGCAGCCAAAATTGCCGTGACAGAGGCGGCGTGGCTTACGCGGAATATATGCGCGAATACGCTCGAGAGCGAGCAGAGAAAAACCCACATTTCCGCGCAGCCGGAGCCTTGAGGTCCAGAGTTCGCGGCGCGATTAAGTCAAGCGGCGGGAGTAAGGCACACAAGACCATTCGGCTCGTGGGGTGCACTATAGAGAGCCTGTGCCAGCACTTAGAGGCGCAGTTCGCCGAGGGCATGTCGTGGGACAACCACGGAGACTGGCACATAGACCACATAATTCCGTGCGCGGCGTTCGACCTGACAGACGAGAGCCAGCAATTCAAGTGTTTCAATTACACGAATTTGCAGCCACTGTGGGCCAGTGACAATATGTCAAAGGGGGCGCGCATATTATGAGGGACCACGAGATCGGCGAGTGGACGGAGGACGAGCATCCAGAACAAGTCGTGATGACTGTCCTGTGGTCTGACGACTTCGACGCGTGCATGATCGAGTTCGAGCCGGACTTTCTGCATCCGCACACCGTGGAGGAGCGCAAGAGGCGGGCTCACATCCTCGTCAATGCGATGTGGACTATTGAGCACGCGCTGCTGAAAATGGATGACCAGATACTGAGGAGTGGCGATGATGACGTGTTACATTAATGTTACCTCACCTTCCTCACGTTGGGTGAGGTGCCGTGAGGTACGTGAGGCTATTACGCTTATTCCTCCCTCCTCCTCACCACACGCTATTGTATAGCGTGGTGAGGAGGAGGTGAGGAAACGTGCGAGAGCTGGGTGAGGTTAACAATGCAACGAAACGACGAGGGGGAGATGATACATGGCTAAGGTAGCTAAGCAGAAGAGCCGGCAAGCGAAGCAGGGGATCGCAAGGGCGATGCGCGATAGAGGCACGTTTGAGACTGGCACACCGACGACGCCAATCTCGAGGCAGTGCGACGGACAGATGATGCCGCTCGACAAGAAGGCGCGGGACATGATCAAGAAGTGGGGCGACAGTCTGCCCGAGCTCGTGTCCCCGGATTTAGCTGGCCGCTTCGAGGCTGCATACGACGCGCTGCGGGTGAAGGTGGAAGCGGACGACGTCGTGGCTGTGCACGCGATTGTAGCGCAGTTAATGCGGGCGTGGGACGTGCTGGAGGCCGAGGCTCTCGCCAATGGGCATCAGCCGGTCGGTCCGCACGCCTACTGCATCGAGATTGCCAGCGGACACATCGTCTGCATCGCGCTTCACGATACAGTGGGAATACGTCGTGCCCATCCCGAGTGGACGGTGTATGATATGGTCGACGCCGCCGTCGTGTTGGCGAATAACTTTAGCAGCGACTTTGTCGAGAAGACGCTGCAATCGTTTCCCGAGGCCAAGGTGACGCGCGTCATCGGCACGGCGAGCGACACGTTTAACGTCGACTTGGGCGACGAGATACCGTTTTAAGGAGCGAGAGGCATGGGAACACTGGGCAAGGTTAAGCTGGCCGCGCTGGAAGCAGCCGGCGAGGACGAGATCTTCGGGCTGATTGCGGACGGGAAAAACGCGTCCGACGTGATCAAACATTACAACGTAGGCTGGAACATATTCCACAAGTGGATCGCGGCCGGTGAGGGCAGGGCGCAGCGATACGACGAGGCCAAAGAGATGGCGGCTCACTACTACGCGTCGCAGGCGCAGAAGATTGCGGACGAGATCCACCAAATCGAGGCAAACGTGAACAGCGCGAGGCTGAGCGTTGATGTGTACAAGTGGAAGGCGTCTAAAGCGTCGCCCGAGTATGACGTGCGGCAGCGTGACGTGGCCATCAACATCAGCGTAAATGACCTGCACGCGCAGGCTGCGATGCTACTTAACAGCGTGGGTGGCGACATCATCGAGGGCGAGCTGGTCGAGGACGGCGAGGAAGCGGATGGCGATTGACTGCGAAATCACGCATCGAGGCGCTGAAGCGCACGCGTGCGCGCGTGCCAGATCGATGCGGCGCGGTCAAGCAGGCATGGGCGAACGTCGCATTGATACCAAAAGATTTAACATAATATCTATTATGCGTTCAATTGCGGGGGCGGTTCGGCGTCGATCCGGGCGCGTTTTGACGCCCTTCCCTGCCCTTCTCGCCTCAGAAATACGCGTTTTGACCCCCCCCTTGATCAGCGCGACCGGGTGCAAATGCTCATGACCTAATCACGCACCCACGCCGAAAAAATTTCACACCACCACGCACAGGAGTGTTAACAAATGAACGTCCCCAAGCAGCCTGAGAACCCGTTCCTGAAACTGATGCGGCGCTACCGCGACGACCCGGTCCGCTTCGCGCAGGAGGTGATCGGCATCGAGCCGGACGAGTGGCAGGTTGAGCTGTTGGACGCGGTCGCCGCCCCCGCGATTAGGCGGATCTCCGTTCGGTCTGGCCACGGCGTCGGCAAGTCGACTGGAGTTGCCATGGCGGCTATTTGGCATGTGCTGATGCGCTACCCGAGCAAGACGGTGGTGACGGCCCCCACCAGTGCGCAGTTGTTTGACGCGTGCTTCGCTGAGATGAAGTCGGTGGCCAAGAGGCTCAAGCCTCCGTTTAATACTTTGCTGGAGGTCAAGTCGGATCGCATTGAGTTGAAGAGCGCGCCCGAGAGCACGTTTATATCGTGTCGGACGTCTCGAGCGGAGCAGCCGGAGGCGTTGGCCGGCGTACACTCCGAGCATGTGTTGCTGTTGGCGGACGAGGCGTCAGGCGTCCCGGAGGCCGTGTTTGAGGCTGCCTCGGGCTCGATGTCTGGCCACAGCGCCACGACGGTGCTGACGGGGAACCCGACGCGTAATACTGGCTTCTTTTACGAGACGCACACGAGGCTCCGCGATGATTGGCACACGATGCACGTTTCGTGCGTCACGAGCCCCCGCGTGTCTGAGGATTTCATCGAGGACATGAAGAAGCGCTACGGCGAGGACAGCCCGGCGTATCATGTGCGCGTGCTTGGAAATTTCCCGCCGTCTGAGGAGGATACGGTCATCCCGGTGTCGTTGATTGATCACGCATTTAATAACACGGTGAAGGTCCACGAGGACACGACTGCGGTGTGGGGCTTGGACGTGGCGCGACAGGGCGGCGACAGCAGCGTATTGTGCAAGCGGCAGGGGCCGCTGATACATCCTCTGACTGTGTGGCGAAACTTGGATCTGATGCAGTTGTCTGGCGCCGTTAAGGCGGAATATGACGCCATGCCGCCGTCTAGGCGCCCGGCGGAGATCATAATTGACAGCAATGGCTTTGGGGCTGGCGTGTTGGACCGCCTGCGCGAGCTGGGCTTGCCGGCGCGCGGCTTGAACGTGTCGGAGCGCGCGGTTGCGAAGCAAACGTATTTGAATTTGCGCGCGGAGCTGTGGTTTAAGTGCAAGGCGTGGTTGGAGGGGATGGACGTGTCTCTGCCGAAGGACGACGCGCTGTATGCGGAGCTGGCGGGGCCGCGTTATATGTTTACGTCGTCGGGCAAGATACAGGTGGAGAGCAAGGAGAGTATGAAGAAGCGCGGCATCCGCTCCCCGGACCGCGCTGACGCGGTGTGCTTGGCTCTGGCTAATGACCACACGACGATGGCGTTTGGCGTGGCGGCCGCCGGATCGTGGGCCAAGCCGATCCGGCGGAATATTCGCGGGGTGGTTTAATTTTGGAACGGCGTCCTGTCTGGAGACACTGTGTCGATGACGTCGGACATGCCTATGCGGATCTCGACGCTTTTCACGAGCTTCTGGCCATTTTCGACCCACCGCTCGAGCGTCAGGTCTTTGAGGTTCCGGCAGATGATGCGTGATCCTACTGCTTTTGGTATGGGGCTGGTTAGCGGGTCGTGGTGTAGGTAGACAAACTTCCAGCCGGGTTTATAGCCGCTGTTTGCTTGGCAGTGCACCACGCGCTGCATTATCAAGTTCGGGTTCCCGATTTCGTTAAGTATGAGGTCGCGCGTTATGCGCTTGGTTTTTTTGGGCTTTCGGGAGTTTGATAGCAGAAGCAGAAGCCGACGCTCGACTGTCTCGTTTATGAGCGGCTCGATCATTGACAGTGGGATGGACCCCTCGGGCACGGCGGGCTCGTCTCGGAGTTTTTTAATCTGGATCGATATCCGCGCGAGCTCGTAGGCCATCTCCATCTGCTCGCTGATTAGCTCGTTGCGTTTCCTGTCTTTCCATGTTTCAGGTGTGTCGTGGTTCATGTTAATTCTCCCGGTTGGTGGGGAGCCGAAGCTCCCCTGATTGATTATGCTTGTTTTGCTGCCTTCAAGATGCCTGACTTGCAGGCTTCGCGGTTCCAGTCGGCGGTTCCGATTACAGTCCACCACCACTCTTTCTCAACTTCTGGGTGCCCAACGTGCCAAGCAACATAAAATTCGCCTGTGCAAAAGCAGATCGCGTCAACGCCAAAATCTTCTGGTTTGATTGGCGTTTCCTTTTTTTCAATTATGTTTGCGGCTTCTAAATGCCACTCCCATTTGATGCCTGCTTCCCCGCCTGCGATTGGCGCAACATTGCGAGGATTAGCCAGCTCTACCTTGAACGAGCTGCCGTTTTTCTCAACGTAACAACCGCCATGCCAGCCAGCAACTTTGATGTCGCCAAGCAGATCGCCTTTTTTGCCGTCTGTGAAATCAAAAACTTTCATATCCGTATTCCTTTGTGTGTGTCTATACAGTTAACCTAATGTTAACATCTACAGACTTCAAGCCCTAAACCGCAAAAAACTGGTATCCAGTAGACTTTTTTGTTATTCTGCCAGTGTTAGCGGCTACCCTCCCACCCGGCCGCTGAACCCTCGGGTTCCCCCACGCGCTTGACCTCCCTCAAGGGCGTGGGGTTACGCTTTTGGCTAGATTGATGTATTATTGGTGGAAACGAAGGGCGAGGACGGCACATGGGTATTTGGGACGACATCAAAATGGGTTTCGGCGCTGAGCCTAAAACTAAAGACTTTATTGACCGCACAGCAGAGACTATGGCCAGAAACGCAAGAAGTTCTGATGACATGCGCGGTCAGAGTTCTAAGGCCAAAGCCGCTGCCGGGAAAAATGCTTACGACACATATCAGAGACAGATGGCCGCCGGCGGTCTTAGCGCTTACTTTGGAGGGTTTGGCGGCTCGGCTGGAAGAGATCCCCGCGACCGCTCCAGAAGTACGTTCAGAAATCCGGGTCCGCAACAAGGAATATTAGGCAAGCCGGGGCTCCTTTCTGGCGGCGATAATTTAGGTCTTTCGGACATAGTCCCGTTCGGCGGCCTCATAAATCTCCTTACCAAGAGGCCAGTCGACAGCGGAAAAGAGTACACATATAACACGCAGAAGGGGACTGGTCCCGGCGTCTCGCCGCCTACCCAACGTCAGATGCGCCCTCGGATGCGCCCTGATGCGTTCGCATCACGCGTAGTAGACACGACCTATTTGAACGATCAGCCTCCAGGCATGCCTATGACGTCGATGAACCCGCTCAACTTTACCAACGACGAAGCGGCTCAAGGTTTCGACCTTTCGCAGCCCGACAGCGCATTTGCTGGCGTGCCACCGAGCCAGCGGTCAGAGCTTGATCCTTTGCTCCCGGCGTCAGTCGAAACCCCCATTGCCGGGTTCCCGCCCGCTGACGGCGTAGTTTCTGTTGAAGACGCCGCGTTCCAAGAGTGGCTGGCCACAGATGGCAATAACGCGACGATCCAGCAGTGGGAAAAAACAAACCCCGGTTTTGCTCGTCGAATGTTTGACCGCAGTCAGTTTCTAAAGCGCGGCGGCGGCGTAAACTCTGAAGGTAATATGTGATGCCAAATTATGATTTCGACTTCCAGTCTCTACTTGACGCGATCCAGCGCCAAGAGAGCAGCTACAACCGCGACGACCCGACAGCCCCCACGAAGCAGCTCCCACTGGTAAACCCGGACAGCGGAGCTCGAGGGCAGATGCAAGCTAAGCCGAGCAGCGCGATTGAACCGGGCTATGGCGCAAAAAGTGTGTTTGAAATCGCCGAGAGCGTATTCCCCGGAAAGAAATTTGACCGCACAGATCAGGCCGCGAGAGACTTGCTAGACATCCCCGAGGTCAACCGCGCGTGGGCCGAGAATTATATGATGGCCATGCTCGAGCGTTTTGACGGCAACGTCGATCAGGCGGTGGGCGCGTACAACGCCGGCCCCAAGAGAATGCTTGACGCGGACCGTAAATACGAAAACTTGCCGTCGCAGGCGCAGGAATACATCAACAACGTCCGACAGTATTACAACCAGAGCACAGGCGACAACTACGGCATCACAGTGGCGCCACGTCCGCCGTCGCGTCCAAAAGGGCTACTCGACTAATGGATTACAGGCAATATGTACCGCCGGGCCTGCGCGGCCCACTAGATGACTTAATGGGCATGGGCAAGGTCGTCGGTCAGGGCGGATACGACTTGCTCCGCGCAATCCAGCAAGACCCACGCGCCGTCAATCAGGCGGTCGGCGATAGCATGGTAGGCGGGATACAAGGCGCCGTCACTGACCCTATTGGCACCGCCAAGGGTGTGTACGATGACGTCACCGGCACTGTAGGCCGCGCGATCACCAACACGGCTGCCGACTACCTGCCGGAAGGCGTTACAATGGCCACGGCCACTGCCGCTGACATTACGTCGGCCAACGACGCACGATACGCTGATCTTGCCTCCACGATGGCAATGTTAGTTCCTGGGGCTAAGGCATTGAAAGCAGGCGCAAAAGCTGCCGGGAATGTCGACTACGACGGCCTCGCTGCCGACGCCACATACGCTGGCCGGTCTATTGCGCAGGGGGATCCGCGCGGCCTCATCGAGGCGTTCCAGCGTGGCGGGGAAGGTAGAGATCTCAGCGCGGCGCGTGCAGGCGACAGATTTGAAGTAAAAGGCTCCGATTTTTTCGCACAGGCGCGGGCTGGTGGCAAAGGCAAAGACCCCGCACTTTATACACCATTTTCCGGCATTAAAGCCGCTACTCCGCCTGCCTTATGGACCGCTTCTGGTGAGCGGCAGGGTGGGCTGTTAGACGCAACAATGCTCGACCCCTCTGACTTCAAAAACAAAAGAATGTATTTTGCCACCGGAGATCGCACGACAAACCAAGATCTTGTTCAAGAGGTCAACGATTATTTGTTGAGAAACGGCGGTCAACAAACATACGGCGGCCCAAGATATATGGATCAAGTTGACCGAGGCGTTTGGGCATCAGAGGCAAACCCAATGAAGGCAAAGTCAAACGCATGGATTGAGGCTAATAAGCGCAACGAAGATTACATCGCGGCCTATATGCCAATGGGCGAAAGGTCTGGCGATTTTTCCAAACATATGTCTGACGTATATGGCGGTATGATTGCCACTGGGGCCAATATGGCTCGCTGGACCCGTAACGTCGGAAAGATTGATGAAGCAATCTCCAAAAAATTTCCAAAGATTAAAGATCGACCTAGTTTTAGCTCTCCAGCGTTTCCAGAATGGCTGTCTGGTCAAAAAGGCGGCGTTCGTGCGTCTTTGATGAAATTCTTTGACAGCAGCCAGATGCAAAAACTCGGCGTACCGGAGGTTGGCCCAGCTCGCTTTGCGATTACGCAGCCCGAGCTTATGTTGTCAGACACTGCAAGTGTCGGCTATCGGTTTGGAACTCCAAAGCGCGGCGCTGTCTCTGAAAGAACAGACCTTCACCCATCATATAACGCAGAACTCGCAATGGAGCCCGGAACGACAAGCTCAACACTTGGCTTTGATCTACCGTGGCTTATTGGCGCGCGCGACAGCGCACTCCCGAAAGCCGCATCGTTTGCTAAAGAAAAAGGCATACTCGATCTCAAGGCAAAACCAAAAGACGTCAAATCATATATGGGCAACCCGAATATAAACCAGCTAGTCGACGACCAATGGGTTGACCAAGCTAGTTTATATAAAGAGATTTTGAACTCACAGGGTAAACCCGGCGCTGATAGATATGTAATGGGCTTACTGCAATCGTATATGGCTAAGTGATGATGTCTTTAACTTCATTTACCACTTCGTCAATCATCTCGACAATTTCGTCTGGAAGATCTTCTTGGCTTTCCCATAGCATCATAACAACGGCCTCAACGCTGCGGCGTATGGCTTCTAATTCGCTTTCCATGTGCACACCCTCCATTTTAGTGCATAATACAGATGAACTTGTTAACACAACCGCAACCGCGTTGCAAGAAGGGCCACACGATGGACTATGACATGAACAATATGGCCTCTGAGCTCGAGGCAGAACTGAACCCGGCCCAGATGGATGAGGTTGAGCTCCAGGGGATTGTCGCCCGCGAGATCGAAGACGCAATCGACTACATAGACAATTACATCAGCCCCGACCGGGCGCTAGCTACGGAATACTACCGGGGCGAGCCGTTTGGAAACGAGGAAGAGGGCCGCAGCCAAGTCGTCAGCATGGACGTACGGGATACCGTACAGGCCATCATGCCGTCGCTGATGCGCGTGTTCCACGGATCTGACGAGAGTGTGTCCTACATCCCGACCGGCCCCGAGGACGTCGAGAACGCGCAGCAAGCGACAGACTATGCTAACTTTGTGCTAAACCGCGACAACAACGGCTTCCTAGTTATGCACAGCGCGTTCAAGGACGCGCTAATCCGCAAGGTGGGCATCATCAAGTGTTTCTGGGAGGACAAGACCGAAGTCGAAACTTTCCACATGACTGGCCTCGACGACGCGGCATTATCGGCACTCGCAGCCGAGCCTGACGCTGAAATCACTGTGCAGTCGTCTGAGACTGTCGGCGAGCCGCAGATCGATCCGCAGACTGGCCAATTTATTATGCCGCCGCTGATCCATGACGTCACAGTCGAATATGTGCGCCCAGATGGACGCGTGCAAGTTGAGGCTGTTCCGCCGGAAGAGTTTCTGATTTCGCGGAATGCCAAATCGATTTCTGATGCGTCGTATGTCGGCCACCGCCGAATTATTACGGTGTCTGAGCTTGTGGCTATGGGCTACGCCGAAGAGGACGTGGAGGGTCTAGCATCTGCGCACGACGACATGAGTATGAACGTGGAGCGACGCACGCGAAACTCAGCTTTGACAAACGAAATGAACGCCCGGAGCGACGACGCCATGCGCAAGGTCGCATATGTCGAAAGTTACGTCCGCGTCGATCACGACGGAGACGGAATTGCTGAACTACGCAAGATCTGCACGGCCGGCGACGGCAATAAAGTTCTGCGAAACGACGCAGTCGAAATGTCTCCTTTCTGCTCGTTTTGCCCCGAGCCCGAGGCCCATGACTTTTTTGGGCTTTCCGTTGCCGAGGTGGTAATGGATATTCAGCGCATAAAGTCAAACGTGATGCGCAACACCCTCGACAGTTTGGCAATGTCAATCCACCCGCGCATCGCCGTTACCGAGGGTATGGTGAATTTAGACGACGCAATGTCGACCGAGGTTGGATCGATCATCCGGCAGCGCAGCGCGGGGCAGATCCAAGTCTTGTCAATGCCGTTTGTTGGTCAGCAGGCGTTCCCAGTCTTGCAATATATGGACGAGATCAAGGAGGCGCGCACAGGCGTATCTAAGGCGTCAATGGGTTTAGACGCAGCAGCGCTCCAAAGTTCCACTGCCGGCGCTGTGAACGCCACTGTGTCGGCCGCACAGCAGCACATCGAGCTGATCGCGCGCATCTTCGCCGAGACTGGCATGAAAGACCTATTCAAGATTATGTTGCAGCTTATCACAACGCACCAAGATCAGGCCCGCATGGTCCGCCTGCGCAATAAATTTGTGCAGATCGACCCACGCGCTTGGGACGCCAAGATGGACGTTTCCGTAAATGTCGCATTAGGCCGTGGAACTGACACCGAGCGCATGATGATGATGCGCCAGATCGGAGAGATGCAGAAGGAAGCCATGGCGACGATGGGCCAGCAAAACCCGCTCACCGACATCGGCAAACTGTCCAACACGCTCAAGTCGATGACCGAGCTGGCGGGCTTCAAGGACACGTCGCAGTTCTGGAGCGACCCGGCCGACTTTAAACCGCCGCCACCAGACAACAAGCCAGACATCAACGAGCAATTAATCCAAGTGCAAATCCAGCAGATACAAGCGGACATGCAGAAGAAAGCAGCCGAGCTTCAATTGAAGCGCGAGGCGATGCTCATGGAGGATGACCGGAAGCGAGACGAGCTCGAGGCCGACCTATATGTCCGCGCCGAGGAGATGCAGGCTAAGCACGGCACGCAGCTCAACGTCGAAAAGATCCGCTCCGAAATGGCTATCAATCGCGAAGTATTGCGCGGGCAGGTTGACGTGATCAGGGAGGGTACGCGTGAAGACTAAACAGCAAATAATCGAGGACGGGCACCAAGCTGCCCGCCTCCTTAACGACACCGACTTGAGCCGATTTATGGACGAGGTCGAACAGAATTGTTGGGCGGAGTTTAAGGCAACTGCGGCCAGCGACAGGGACAGTCGGGAGGCTGTTTATATGCAACTGCGCGGCGTTGAGATGGTTCGCCAGACGCTGCGTGCAATGGTGGATAATGGCTCTATTGAAAACAAGTCAAAATAGAGGCATAATAGGAGAGTAAGCTATGACGGAAAGCAACACCCCAAATGGGATTGGTTTGTCACAAGCACAAAATGCAATCAGCGCCATGATGGCACCCTCGCAAGAGGATAATGCTCCAGAGGCTGATGCGCTACAGGCTGAAGACGCGGAAATCGTGGACGAGGCCGAAATGCTGGATGACGCGGCTGAGGAACAATCCTTAGAAGCAGAGGACAGCGATCTTGACGGCGATGAATACGAGGACGAGGACCAAAACCAATCTCAAGATTTTGACATCATGGCGACTACAGTCGACGTGGATGGCGAAGAGATCACGGTCGAGGGGCTCAAAAGCGGATTTCTGAGGCAGAGAGATTACACCCGCAAGACGCAGGCGCTGTCCGAGGAGCGAAATGCTTTTACTGGGCAGGTTGCTGAGTTGGACCGGGAACGTGCACAATACGCTGAGTTGCTGCCGCAAATCGCACAGCAGATCCAGCAATCGGTAGAGGCCGAGCCAGACTGGGATAGCCTGTATGATACAGACCCCGCTTTGGCCGCGAAGGCTGAACGACAGTGGCGAAAGCAGTTAGGGCAGAAGCAAACGCAGATGCAAGCTGTACAGCAAGAGCAGGCGAGGATGCAGGAGTTGCAGCAACAACGTATGCAACAAGCAAAAACGCAGTTCGTGGAACAGCAGAGGGACGTGCTCCCGGATCTGATCCCCGAATGGAGAGACGCAAAGGTGGCCGCAGAGGAAGCGGGTCAAATACGCGAATTTCTACTTACATCCGGCTTTAATGAGCAGGACATTGTCGAAATGAATAGCGCAATGGTCGTTAAGATGGCCAGACTGGCAATGCTGCAATCTCGTGGAGCAACTCGAGCTGACAAGGCTAAAGCTAAGCCGAAAGCAGCGAAGGGCGGCAAGACGCTACGGGCAGGGTCACGCGGCACGCAACCGAAGCCGACGAACAGTGCACGAGAAGCGCAACAGCGCGTAAAGCAAACCGGCCGCGTCAATGACGCCGCAGCCGCCATCAAAGCCTTATTGTAGGAGAATTATACAATGGCAATCGTAGGCAATACATTCACTTCATTCAGCGCGAAAGGTATTCGCGAAGAATTATCGAACATAATCAGTAACATAAGTCCAGAAGACGTGCCGCTGCAATCTAACATCGGATCAGAAAATGTGTCTAACACATATTTTGAGTGGCAGACTGACAGCTTGGCAGCCGCCAGCACTACAGCCGTCCTCGACGGTGACGACGTTGCGTCTTTCGACGCCACTGCCGCCACCACGCGCGTAGGCAACTACACGCAGATCAGCCGTCGTACTCTGATCGTTGCCGATAACCTTGCAAATCAAGACCTTGCAGGCCGCAACGACGAAGTTAGCTTTCAGATGGCTAAGCGCGGTAAGGAGCTCAAGCGCGACATCGAAGCCGTTCTGTGCGCCAACAACGCTAAAGTGGCTGGCAACACCACCACTGCACGCGAGACTGCGGGCCTTGGCGCGTGGGTCACTACCAACTCCAACAAAGCTGGCGACGGTACAGATCCAACTGCGGCCGACGGTTCCGACGCTCGCAACGACGGCACACAGCGCGACTTGACTGAGGCAATGGTAAAAGACGCCATGCAACAGGCATTCGTCGAAGGCGGCACCCCGTCGCTCTTGATGGTTGGTCCGTTCAACAAGACTGTTGTATCTGGTTTTGCCGGTATCGCCGCACAGCGCTACCAAGCACCATCAGACAGCCCGACCACAATCATCGGCGCGGCTGACGTCTATCTATCTGATTTTGGTACACTTTCTGTGGTGCCAAACCGCTTCCAACGTGAAAGGGACGCCTTCTTGCTGGACCCAGAGTACGCATCAGTATGCTACCTGCGCCCAATCCAAGCGGTAGATCTTGCCAAGACAGGCGACGCAGAGAAGAAGATGATCATTGCTGAGTATGGCTTGAAAGTCTCCAACGAAGCCGCCCACGCTGGCGTGTTCGATCTGAACGTAAGCTAATAAAGATGGGGCGGCTCCGGTCGCCCCAACTGCCTTGGAGGGAAACATGAAAAGATTATTCAGCCACGACGAGGCCACGGGCATTACGAAATATTGGCACGTCACCGGCGAGGGGCAATTTGTCGTTGAAACTGTGCAGCGGGCCGAAGCCATAGTGGACGCCAACAAGCGCGCGTTTAACGACGCGGACCAGCGGTGGGGCGAAAATTTGAATAGGGTGGCCTCGATCCCCCTTTCAGTGTATTATGACTTGAAGCGCAAGGGCATCGCAGACGATCCTGGCCGCATGAAAAAATGGATGAACGACCCAGACAACCGGGCGTTTAGGACAAGAGGCGGAACGCTGTGAGCATCACGACATACGCAGAGTTGAAGACGGCCATTGGCGAATTTTTAGACCGTGACGACTTAACTGCAATTATCCCAACTTTTATATCGTTTGCCGAGGCGCGCATCGCGCGTGACTTGAGCCATTGGAAGCAGGAAAAGCGCGTTACCACAGACATCAATCAGCGCTATGAAGATCTTCCCACTGACTGGATTAGCATCAGCCAAGTGCAGCACACTGACGGGGGCGTGATCTCGTCATCGTCATCATCCGAAATGGCGGGCTTCCGGGCTAAGAGCATCACGTCGGCAAAGCCGAGAAACTGGCGGCTGACCGCAAATCAAATGGAATTTTACCCGGCTCCAGACGCGGTGTATAATATTACGATGTTGTACAAGGCGCGCGTGCCGGCGCTTTCTGACACCGAAACAAACAACTGGCTTCTGATATACGCTCCAGATGTTGTCATGTACGCTGCGCTAATGCAGTCTGCTCCGTATCTAGGTGACGACGGGAGGCTACCTGTTTGGGGCGGGCTATATCAATCTGGCGTTGAGGCTCTAAATAGCGAGAGCGATCAGGCCAGAGTTTCCGGACCACTCAGCATGAGGATACCTAGTTAATGGCTGACAATACTTGGACCCAGACCGCCGGCATGACCAGCGATACCGGCACTGACAATCTCCAAACATATTCCGAGCAGGCTCTAGCTTCTAAAAACTCCGCTGCCGATAGTGCCGCGACCGCCACAACTAAGGCCGACACCGCTACAACTAAAGCGTCTGAGGCATCTACCTCCGAGACTAATGCTGCGACGTCTGCGTCTACCGCTACGACTAAGGCGTCTGAGGCGTCTACCTCTGCGACGAATGCCGCGACTTCTGCGTCTACCGCTACAACTAAAGCGTCTGAGGCATCTACCTCTGCGACTAATGCCGCGACTTCTGCGTCTACCGCTACAACTAAAGCGTCTGAGGCATCTACCTCTGCGACTAATGCCGCGACTTCTGCGTCCACTTCTACGACTAAGGCGTCTGAGGCATCTACCTCTGCGTCTGGAGCGTCGACTTCCGCCTCCACTGCTACGACTAAGGCGTCTGAGGCATCTACCTCTGCGACTAATGCTGCGACGTCTGCGTCTACCGCTACAACTAAAGCGTCTGAGGCATCTACCTCCGAGACGAATGCTGCGACGTCTGCGTCTACCGCTACGACTAAGGCGTCTGAGGCATCTACCTCTGCGACTAATGCTGCGACTTCTGCGTCTACCGCGACGACTAAGGCGTCTGAGGCATCTACTTCTGCGGCGAATGCCGCGAGTTCTGCCACCAACGCGGCGACATCAGAAACTAATGCTGCTACTGCCGAGACTAACGCACAAACCGCTGAGACGAATGCAGAAACAGCCGAGACGAATGCCGCAACTTCTGCGTCTACCGCTACGACTAAGGCGTCTGAGGCATCTACCTCTGAGACGAATGCTGCGACGTCTGCGTCTACCGCTACGACTAAGGCGTCTGAGGCGTCTACCTCTGCGACGAATGCCGCGACTTCTGCGTCTACCGCTACAACTAAAGCGTCTGAGGC